CTTTTGGGGATCGGACGATGATTCCTCGTCAGTGGGTGAAGAAGATTCAGAAGTTATAGTTCTATCCGGAGCCGCGATTAAAGCGTAGTCTTCCTCTGTCTTCTTGATCTCTCTATCTAATTCTTCTTTGGTCATGTCTTCTAGTTTACCTGTTAGTCCTACTGTTCTATTCCAATATAGACCCTCTACCTGACCTCTAGATCTTTCAGCGTTGTGAGCCGCAGAAAAATTACCTTTTTTAATAGCTAGTTCTTTGATTCTATTCAATTCTGCTATGTGATTTAGTTTTGTAACTCTATGTTTTTCTAGTTTTTCACCCTCTAAATGCTCTATGTATTGAACAACCGATGGGTGTATTCTAGGATTGGTTAGCTCGTACCCACTTCTATTATTTCTATTTGGACTATACCCTGCCATTTTTGCAGCCTCTGATTTACTCAG